GCTTGATCGTGGTGCCGTTGGCGGTTGCGCACGCGGCGTCGAGGCGGGCGATTTCCCTTTCCAGCGCGGCAAGATCGCCCTTCTGGAAATAGACCGACCGCCCGGCGACTTCGGTTCGGGCGATGCCCTGCCCTGCGATCAGTTCGAGGCGGATCGCCCGGAGCTTTGTCGCCAGCGCGCACGGGTCGGCGGCGGCGATGCCGAGGACGGTCGCGCCGCTCTCCTCACTGTCATGCTGAGCGGTCCCGTGGTGAACCAGCCTGTCGTTTGCTGCGCCGACCGCCACCCCGGCGAAGGCTGCACCGCCGACTGTGCCGGTGATGTTGATCGACATAACCCCGGTGGCGTCGATGGTGCCGGTTCCGCTCAGATCGACTGTGCCGGTGTCGAGGCTTGCGAAAACCAGCCCCTCAATCGCCCCGCCGCTCACGCTGCCCGCAATGGACACCGTGACCGGGGCGGCGTTGCCCGTTCCATCGACCAAGGTCATGCGTCCGGTCACAAGGTCGTCGGCCCCGATCTGCCCGTTGATCATAATTGTTGTAGTGCCGCTCGTGACGGCGAATTGGATATTCCGGGGTGCCATTATGCGGCCTCCTGTTTCTGTTCGATTTGAGCCTCAAGGGAGGCGATCTCGTTTCGGTAGTAGGCCCGCTGCTCATTGTGGTGTTCGCGCCGGAGCTTCGTGGTTTTCGCCACCTCGCCCGCCGATGGCACATACTGAGCCGGTAGCGCCCGCGCCTCAGCCTCCAGCTTGGCGACACGATCAGCCGCCTGAGAGAACGTCAGCGCCTCAGCGTGACCATTCATGGTGGTGTGCTCGATGGTGGCCTGTTCGCCGGTTGGCAGGGCAACGCTTGCCGGGTCGGCGACGTGCGGGTCTGGCAAGCCGATACGCGCCGCAAACTGCTTTTCACGCGCACGCTGAGCAAGCACGTCAGTCCAGTCCAGCCCCATGGCCTCGCACTCATAGGCGAGGCTTGTGGTGCCGGTGGAGAGGCGCGTTTTGCTCGCGTTGGCGCTCTTGTTCTCGTCGGCTTGTGGCATGGAAGGCCCGCGCCACTCGCACCGAACAAACGCCTTGCGGAGTGCCATGAAGTTTGAATAGCCGCCGGGCACGGAAACGATCCCGTCAAGGATGGCGTTTTCGAGCCACGCTTCAAAGGAGGATTGGCAAAACCGCCCGGCAATCGACTTGCGGCGCTGGAGAACCAAAGGCCAGTTCGTCGCGCTTTCCATGCGGACGCTGGAGTAGGTCGCGCCGCTGTAGTCGCCGGTCGCCTGTGAGTATCCGATGCCGAGGGCGCGGGCGCTCTCCAGCTTCAGCAGCCGGGCGAAGTCGGCGAGGTTTTCGGCGCTGTCCGTGTCCACCGACTTGAAGTCCAACGTCTCGCCGGGCAGAAGATGGATCGCGTTCGGAAGCCCCTTCAGGCTATTTGCCGCATACCACGCCAGCTTTGCCGAAACGTAGCTGTCCATCGCGGATTGATCACTGTCCGCGCTCGAAAACACCTGCATCACTTCCTCGCTGGTCGCCGAGCTTGTGATCACCGCCGCCAAGGTGGCTTGCAGAAGCGATCCGGCGAGCGTTGCGTCCGCCAATCGGCCGAACTGAAAGTGCGGCTTCAGCGCCCCGACAAGCGGACTGATCCCGCGCCACTGAACCGGCGCTAGATGATCAAAGATCAGCGCGGATAGCGGGCGTCCCGACTTGCTGCGGAAGGGCACGAAACGATCCTCCCAATCAGTCAAGCCGCTCACCGGATCGCGATCCTTGAGCAACAGGCCGACCGGGCGACCGCCTTGAAACCGCAAGCCGTGCCGATCCCGCTCGATGATGTTCGATCCGCTCAGGCGGCGGGCGTCGAGCAACTGCACCTTGGCGCGGAACATGTCACCCCGGCGCTTCGCGACCGGATAGAGTGCCAGCGCCTCGCCGGTGCCAAAATAGCCCCTCATAACCGTCCGCTGCATCTGGCCAAATGACTGGAGCCCGGCGCTGTCGCATTCGTCGGGATTTTCGGCCCACAATGCAAACAGCCGCTCGACGCGCCGTGCCCACTGGTCAGCTTCATCCGCCGTCCATCCGATCAGTTCCGCGACCGGCTGGACGTTTGGGCGAAGCCCGGTCCCGACGATCTGCCCGATGGCGGCGTCAACCGCCCCGCCGAGGTCACTGTTGATCAGGGCGTGAACGGCGCGGGCCGATGTCAGCGCGGTGCTGTCCGCCACCGCGTCGCCGAGTTCGCGATAGATGCCCGGCATATGGGCCGTCTCGACGCCGCCGCCAAAGCTGCCGACCGGGATTTCCGGGCTCATCGCCAGTGACGATTTCGGCATGGGCACGCCTTCGGCCCCTTGCCCGGCGAAGCCGAGCACGGCTTTGATTGTCTCAAACATATTAGGATTTCCTTGTTTACAGGTTGCTCAGGCTGGCGAGTTTCTCTTGCCAGCCCTGTTTGGGTTTTTGTTTTTCGACCTTGCCAGCTTGCGCCGCCAATTCTTCAGTCAGGGCTTGCAGATCCAGCCGGGGCAGTGCCGACCGGGCGGCGATGGCATAGACGGCACAGTCAAGCGCCTCTTGCCTGAGCCCGGCGATTGGAACCCACCGCTTCAACTCGACGCCGTGCGATTTCCGGCGCTCCAGCTTTTCGGAGAGCAATTGCGGGAACCATTCATCATCGAGATCGCCAGCAAAGCGCCAGCTTCCGGGGTCGCCGGGGTCACGCTGGACGCCTTCAAAGATGATCGCCTTGATGGCGTCCACGCCGATCAGCGCGTTCGTGCTGGATTTTTTGGCGGTCTTGCTTCGCCGGATTTCCAGCGGCGGGCGGGAGAAGCCCGACACGCCCTTTCCGACAAACACATTGTTGAACCGGCGCGGCCCGCAAAACTTGACCACCGCGTCCAGTGTCACGCCGTCGCCGCCGTCAACCACGGTCGCCTTGATCTTCAGCGGCACGCCATCGGTTCGGGTGAACGGTTGCTTCAGGATGCCGTCCAGTTCGGCCCAGACATCGCCGTCAGCGCCGTTCGGGTCGCCCCATGCTACATCGTGGGCCAGAACCACTTTCTCGCCGCGTGCGGTCCATCCGAAGCTGCTAGCCTCGACGCGATCACGCTGCACATCGACGCCGCAAGTGATCAGGCAAACATCATCCGGCACGGCCTCCCGATGGATGTCAGGATCAGCGCGGGCGCTGAGTGCGGTTGGATCGCCCGCCACTTCCTCCGGCAACTCGACGGTTTCGCCTAGCACAAGGTTCGTGAAAGCCGCCATTTCCAGAAAGTCACCGCGCTTTTGCAGGAACTCGTGAACCAGCATCGGCCAAGCGGCGTCCGGCACGAGTGAGCCGAGCGCGCTGATATGGCAACCGATCACGCCGGGCGGGCCGGTTTCACTCACGCAATGCCACCGACCGCCGTGGACCATATCGGCCTTGTCCTTGCCGTCCTCGTGGAGCGAGCCACACGCCGGGCAAGCCATGCGGGCGGTATCCGGTAGGTGATTACCCTCAGCGTCCTTATCCCACTGCATATGCCGCCAGCGTGGCGTGAAGTGCTCATCGCAATGAAGGCATTTCAGTTGCCACTCGTGTTGCCAAGATGCCGCATATTCCCGGCTCACAATGCAGTCCGGCCAGCTTTTCGGCGTGCTGCCAATGAAGACCAGCCGCCCTGCTTTCGCGTAGGTGGCGGTTCGCTTGATTGCCAGATCGACCGGACTGCCTTCGTCGCCGACTTCCATGGCGGCGATCTCATCCATGAACAAGGTCCGCACAGTCAGCGACCGCAAACTCTCAGGCGTCGCGCCCGTAAGTTTGAGGGTCCAACCGGGGCCGCGCCGGTCAAGCAAGGATGAACGGTTCTCCGTGTCGTTTCGGGTGTAGCCGAGCAAGCCGTTGAGCTTCGGGCTAGCCTCGCATATGCCCTCCAGCCTGATCGCCGCGTGACGGGCGTCTGAGTGCCGGGGAACAACCACAAGAACGCTGGTCGGGTCGTTCTCGATGTGGGCAAGGGTCAGGATGTCTTGCACCTGTGTCAGGCCGACACGGGCTGCTTTTTTGACCACGATCTTCCATACCGGGTTGCCCGCCGGGTCTTTGCCTTTGGGAAGGTCCAAAAGGAACTCCTGATAGGGCAAAGGGCGGAAGCGGCCCGCCGTGGCGGATTGTTCCTCCGAGAGCCTGATTGTCTGGCGTGCCCATTTTGATACCGCGATTTTCGGCGGCGGACGCAACGCCGCCATCATGGCGCGTGTCGCGGTGTTCAATGCGCTGTCAGCCATTGGCGTGCGCCTCTCTGAATTCGTGGATTTCGACTTGCTCAAGACCGTTCTCGGCCAAGTCTTCCAGCGCGGCGTGTATCTCAGCCTCCAGTTCCTCGCGGGCCGTGGCGCTGAGATTGAGCCGGGCAGCGGCACGGGCGGGAACCGCTAGCAAGGTGCTTCGGATGATCCGGGCCGTGGTGGTCCAGCGGTTTGCGATTGCATCGCGCGGGATCACGGAGCCTTGAAGGGCTTGCGCCTGAAGCGTGGCCTTGGCGGCGTCGGCCCGGAGCTTTTGCGTCTTGAGCTTCAGGATCTCATCGCCCGGCGTCCGCCCGGCGGCGGTTTCGCGAAGGTGTTTGGTCACCGACGAGACGGCGGCGATGAGGAAGTATTCGCCCTGATTTCCGGTCTGCTCAAGCACTCCGGCGCGGGTGTAGTCCCGAATTTTCTGAGCGGTCACTCCGAGGACGGTTGCAAGGGCTTCGGTCTTGATCGTGGACGCTGCATCCGGTCGGACTTGCGACATTGGTCAGCCTCCTATGCTGTTGATTTCATTTGAATTTCATGGATCATGGTGGTCCGTCTGACGGACAGTTGACGGGGCAACCCCCGGTCAATATTCTATCGTTTAGCCACACTACGGGGCAGTGCCCTACCCGCTCGCCCTAGATTTGGCCGTAAGGTACCTAGTGCAGCGGCGGCGCGGCGCGGCATGTGTGAGGCAAATCACAAGTTTCCCTGCGCTTTCACTGCCTCACACAACGTATTAATTTGTCAGCGTTGTTAACGCTTCACTTGATAGTAACTGCAAAGCTACTTTCAGCCTGCCTTCACCGTCCGGTGATATAGCCTTGGCCCGGTACTTGTGATTTGTTTTGTGGCGGAAGACATGATCTCCGACAAGCAACGGTGTTGCGAGGCTGCGAAGGTCAACGGTCAGCCAATGCGATCCGCCGACATCATCGAGCTTGCGATCACCGTGGCGGGCGTCCCGGCGGTGTTCCCCGTCAACCTCCTCCACGAAAACCACGAGCACGGTGCTGTCCGGGCGGGCGGTGTCCGGCGCGGCTTTGACGTTGATCCCCGACTTCATGGCAAGGATCGTCACCGTCTCACCATGCACGCGGTCAAGCGCCCGACTGGCCTTCAACTCAGCACGGTCGAAGATGCTGCTCATGCCGCCGTCCACGGATGCAACGTCGCGTCAGGCGAGTTGCCAAGGCGCTGGCGAAGGCGGTCGGTTGGCGCGGCCTCAGCCCACGGCTCCAGCGGCGCGGCGGTGGGGTCAAACGTGATGCCCGCGTCGGCGCTGGTCTGCACAAACCAAGGAACCCGCTGCCCCGCGCCCGCCGTGACGATGGCTTCGGCCACGGTCGCCGGAACCCATGCGCAAAGCTCATTGATGCGGTAGACCGCGCGCAAGTTTGCGAGATCAGCCGGTGTGCCGATGGCGTGCGTCGATGCCAGCACAAACCGATTGACCGCGATCCTCACGAAGCCGCCGCGTTCGCTGGCCTCATCGGCGTCGAGATCGGTGATGGTGACCGGCGCGACGGGCAATGCGGACGGCAACGGCGCGGTTTCAAGTTCGTCCGTGGCGTGCCCTGCTTGCCTCAGTGAGAAGGCAATGGAGGGCGGAACGTCGATGACGGCATAGGCGGCGATTTCAATCGATGCCGCGCCGATGGTGATTTCGAGCGGCGCAAGTGTCTTGATGAGCATTCGTTTTTTCCTTTGTGGTTGATGTCGTGATTATGCGGCGCGGAGCCTGTCCGCTGGCGACGGGAGCCAGCCGAGGTCGATGGCCTCTCCTCGCGGTTCGATCTTCGCGTCAACACGCTTTGCGCTGAAGTGGACGCGGTGTGCGACGCCAGCCTTTTCGAGCGGCGTGAACACTGACCGGTCAAACCAGTAGAGAAGCCCTGAGGCCCACTGGTCACGGCCTTCATAGTTGGCTGCATTGGCAGGCTTTCCCGGCGTATGCCAGCGGACGCGGGCATTGGCTGTCAGATAGCCCCGGATCATGTCGCCATCTTCGGAGAAGATTGCCGGGTCGATGTCGCCAAGCTCCACCGAATGGCTCTTGACCGGATCGCTGAGGCAGGTGGATGCAGCGCCCTTCGAAATCAGGAAGTCGGCGAGCCCGTCAGGAAATCGGACGGTCTGCCCGGCGTCGAGAACGATGGTGTTTTTGGCGTCCATTTCGAACGAGGCGGCGGCGATGATTTTGATCTTTTTCATGGTGTGTCTCTTTTTCTTGAGGTTGGCGTAGGACGCGCGTCAGCGCCCGGCGGGGCAGTTGTGCCGGGAATGCGTTGACGCGCGTTGTGGGGTGCTGTCAGGCCGCGACGGAGGCAAGCGTTGCGATGGCGAGCATTGCGCCGAAAAGCGCGGCGATCAGGTCGGAGCGGTCACGGATCAATGCCTTGTCCCCCCGGCCTTGCGCACCCTGCGCGGGATGGTCAGTTGCCGGTCAAAAGCCCAGATTGACTTGTCCCGCTCCATCCTGAAGACCCTGAGATTGTCAGGGCGGTTCACGATGCTCTCAGCGCTGGTTTGCGCCACGATGATTGCGCCCTTCAGCTTGGCGGTTCCAGCGATCCAGCGGGCCGCGTCGGCGGGCTCATCGACAATGATATGGGCGGCGGCGATGGCGACAAAATCACCGGGTTCGATCAGGTCCACGATCAGGTCACGGGCGGCGGCGGTATTATCAGGCCAGCCAATGCCGATCACTTCGACGGCGCTGAAGTATTCCGCCACCCCGGCGCGCTCGGCCGACTGCATCACGAACCCCGTCAGGGTTTCGCCCGCCTCTCCGTAGCCGATCAGTTTGACCGCGCGGTGTCCGGTGGCGCGGGGCAAATGCCAGTTATCGTCGGTCGGCGTTAGCGTGTTGACCGCCCCGGCGATGAAGGTCGCCAAGATGTCGTGCCCATGATCACTCTCGACCAACATCGCGGCCTCGCCGGGCCGGAGGTTCTGCACGTACTTGCTCCCCGCATTTTTCAGCGTGGCCTTCGCCAGTCCAAGTTCATCTATCTGCATTTCGTTTTCCTCGTCTCAAGTGCGCCGTTGATCCGCTTGCCCCGGTTTGCGCGATGCCGGGCGGAATTTTGGTTTATTGATAGGTTCCAGCCGCCGGGCGGTTGAGCCACTCGCGGACCTTGAACGCCGTCAACATCCACCGGCTCAGCGGGTCCGGCATGGCGTCATGGCGCACCGCCCATGGCAGGCGGTCGGCGGCAATCGCGATGAACAACTCAACATTGTCCTCCCCGTCCAGTTCGGCGGCGATGGCCTCGAAAACCGGGATGCTCCAGTCATGGAACAACTGGTCGCGGCGGGCGGCGTTCGCCAGTGCGATGGCCCGGTTCTGCGTCCATGCGTCAAAGCCTCGGTGAAGCTCCTGCCCATCGGGTCGCCATTCCAGCATGACCTCTCCCCATGTTTCGGGCGCGGCGGTTTGCATTTCCTGCATTTGCGTTTCCTCTTGTTTGGACTGGTCGGCGGCGATGCACTGAAGGATCGAAAGGCGCATCGCCGCCTTGCCGCCGCGCTGCATTGCAACGGGCCTCGCGCGGCGGGGTTTGGATTGTCATTGATCGACCACCCGGCGGCTGTCCGGCGGGGTTGGTCAGGGTTGGTTTTCCGATTTCGCGACTTTCGCGACTGCTTTCCGGTGCGCGCTTGTTTTCGCGGTCAAGTTGGCCCATTTGGTAAAAATATTTACCAATAACACCGCTATACCATTGAAATATAAGAAGATTTACAAAAACCCCGGTTAGCCGCTAGCCGTGAACGTCGCAAACAGTCGCGAAAGTCGCGAAAGTGTGGTGACGCCAGCGTTTACAAGGGGTTAGGCCGCTCCAAACAGTCGCGAAACAGTCGCGAAACAGTCGCGAAAGTCGCGAATTGGCTTTTTGGTTTCGCGACTTTCGCGACCAATTCGCGACTAATTCGCGACTGCTATTCATGGTTCAAAACCCAGCATTGCTTCTGCCTTAGGGTGCGTTCGTGGACCTGCCCTCGCTCGACCAGATAGGGCATAACCTCATCACGGAGATAGCCTAGTGCGCCGTCTCCGCTGGCTCCAGCGAGCCCTTTTGTGAACCCGGCACGTTGCATCGCCGCCAAAGTGAAAATACCCTCGGCAACCGCCTTCTGTGACGGGCCTTGATCTTTCGCCCGGTCCTTAACGACTTGCATATGGTTCACCACCTTCGCCGCATCCTTTGTCAACGAGGTGGCAACCGATCCGTCTAGCACCGCCCGCCATTGATTGAACGAGTACCAGACTACGGCAAGACCGGCGCGCCAATTCTCAACGCTGATCGGTGCGCATGTCATGCCCGGCAACCCCGCCTCGCTTCGGCCCTGAAAAACCATCCGGTTCGGCTCACCTGTTTCCATCAAAGAGAACACGGCGGCAAGGCGCGCTGCAATCTGCACCACGCGGGCGATGAGAGGCTTGTAAGGCTCCAGCAGCGCCCCCGGCTTGATCTGTTCCTCAAGCCATCGGCGATGCTCCACCGCTTCCAGTCGCGCCGCTTCGCTCCATTCAACAATGAAGGGCTCGATCATGAAGCCGTTGTCGGGCTTCGTTTGCGGATCATGCTTGTAGATTTCGAGCAATCGCGCCGCCACCACGTCCGATGTCGGCGTGTCTGGCCTTTCAATGTGGATTTCACGAAAACCTTGCATCGACCGGGGATTGGCCAAAAGGAAGCGGGCAAGGAAGCCATGTGCCATGTCGCCGCGATCTCGCAGGTTCGGCACCACCTTGTCCGGCTGACCAGCAAGCATGACGCTAAGACGCGCGCCTGACAGTTTGATTGCCCCGTGCTTCCGGGTCCGCCCGGACACGCCATCGGCTGACCAAAGGCTATTCAGGATCGACTTGTACCGCTCCCGGTTTTCGGCCTGCATACCGTACCCGCCAAAAAACCCCGCCGCCTCATCATTGATCAACAAGATCGACGGGCGATCCTGCCGGAGGGCGTCGATCATTCCTTCGGCGGATGCTTCAGAAAGGTCGCCGCCCGCTAACCATGGCCGCAAGCCAAGTGAGGCGCGCAACTCCCGTTCCTTTTCCGCCCGCTCCGCACTGCCCATGGTCAAAGGCAGGCACGAGATTTCCCGCGAGATCGCAGCATCATGTGCCGTCCACCGGACTTGATCCCGTTCACGCTGGTCGGTGTTTTCACCGGCCCACTCCTTGATTGATCGGGTCAAAATGCTGAATGCCTTGGTCTTGCCTTCTCCGGTTTCCCCAAGTGTCAGGCTGTAAATCGAGACGACATCGGAACCGGTGCGGCTGTCATACGGCCTGACATTGATATGTTGCTGAGCTACAAATGCCGCAACCGTTACCTCCACCATGCCGATCAACCCGACCGGGGCCTGAATTGCGTGATGAAGCTCAATAATGCTGTCGCGGAACATCGGCGGCAATTCATTGACCGGAAACGTGTCGCTGAGATCGCCAACCGGGATGGGAACGGCGGCGCGGTCAGCAACGGTTCGATTTGGGACGGTCGGAATGTCACTCGCGCCAACAACGCCGCCAACTTGAGCCTGTATCCGACCAAGCGCCACTTCAAACTGCAATATATTTCCGCTTGACCTTTCCGTTTCAGACATCTATCTATTTCCTTGCATTGGATTAGTTCCCCGGTTTGCTTCTTAAGCGCCGGGGATTTTTTTGTTCATTGCGTGGTCATTGAAGTCCGCGTAACCCGCTCCCGGCAAAAACACTTCACGGTTAACTCGGATTACTTCGCACCGCGCGGCGAAATGGATGGCTGCGTCTGTACCAACCGCGTCACGGTCGGCGTAGATGCTCCAAAGGTTGACGGGTGCGAACGGCTCCAGCGTTTTCAGGTTGCCCGCGCTCATCGCGGCGCAAACGATAGGGTATTCGCGCTCATGCAGCGCCACGGCACTTAGGGTGTTTTCGATGCCCTCGCCTATGGCCCCGATCTGGCCTAGCGGATGCCACCGCAATCGAATGATTGACCCCATGGCGCTGCCGAGCATTTTTTTGCCAGCCAAACCCTTCAGCCCGTCCGGCGTGACATGGGTTCGGTGGATGCCCGCCCACTCGCCGGTCGCCGCGCTGGACATGGCGGCAATCATGCAGGGGAACCGCCCGCCGGACATCGGCGTGTTCGGGTTCCAGCGGATTGCATCTCCGGTCGCCAGCCATGGGTGCCAGCAACGCCGGTTCCGCAAATACGCTTCAACAGGCGTGCCAGCGGGCGGCACTGAAGCGCGCCAGACCTCAGCGGCCATCTGTATGCGCTCTGCCCGCTCCCGCTCCTCCTGCACCGCCTGAGCGGCGCTGAGTGCCGCCCTGTCTGCGATCAATGCCGACATGTCATCGGGCGTCATGTTGCCGATGCCAACACGGCCAGCCAACCAATTCAGCGCGGTGCGGAAATCTCCGCCAAGCTCGCGTTGCACAAGGCCGATCAAATCACCGCCGACGCCCTGTTCGTGGTCAAACCAGCGACCGGCGCGACCGGGGCGGATGTCAATGGTCATTGACCCGTGTCGGCCGAACCGCAACTCGCGGCGGTTGCTCATTTTCCGGTTTGGCGCGCCGAGAAGTTCGGCGGCGATGTCCGCCGTCAGCGCACTGGCAAAAGCCTTGACGGCCTCAATGTCCAGATCGGCGGGCTCGGCAAGGGCTGCGTCCAGATCGTACCAAGGGATTGTCAAGCTCATCGGCCCGCCTCAGCTTCGGCCAGTTCCCATTTCATATACTCCCGGTGCGTCTTGCACTGTCCAAGCGATAGCGCGAAGGCAAGAACATCAAGGTTCAGCATCTTGATGTTCCCGGTCGGCCCGTTGCGGCAAGTCGGCGGGAAGTTCCCCGGCGCGCTCAGGTATGTGTTCTTCTGCACGTCCAGAATTTTCAGTGCATCGCCCAGCGGGATCAGTCGCGGCTCAATGTCCTTGATCATGTCAGTCTCCAGTTCGGTTTCGGCCCATCGCCGTGGGCCTCGTCAGGCGGGTTTTGCGTCCCGCTACCGAATAAGGCGCGCATTGCCGGGACTACCCGGCTGCAAAGCATCTAGGTCGATCAGCCAAACTGATTATCGCCATCGTCAACGCGCCTTCCGATCTGTCGCCCTGTAGGGGCTGCGCAACTTGCGCCGCCTTGGCGGGATGATCGGTTCCCACTCACTACTGGTGAATGTCGTTGGATAGGAAGCAATGTAAACACCATTTTTCCATAAATAAAATATTACCCGGCGTTTTTACAGGCCAAAATGCAGCAAACCCTTGCATCACAAGGAATGTTACTTAACAACTTTCTGCATCCGGCAACTTTATTACTGCAAGATAAATCTTGTGATACTGTATTCATTACCGATAACGGTAATTTTTTACCCAAATCAGTCCATCAAGCGGGCAATAAAAAACCCGGCGCATTGGCCGGGCTGGATTGGGTGGCGGCGGCTAAGGTCTCTCCACCTTGCCGCCGCCGGGCGGCGCGCGAGGATCGCGCCGGGTCAGGCAACTTCGAGAACGCGGGCCGGTGCCGGGATGTCATCCGGCGCTCCGATGATCAATTCGACGCCCTGCTTGGCGGCGGCGCGCCTAGCCATTGAGAAATCATACAGCGAACGGTATTTTCCACGGCTCAAGACGTAGGTGGTCACATCCAAGTTCATCATCATCCGGCGGCTGCGACCGTCAGCGGTGCCCTCGGCGGCGGGCGGGTACCGCATGGGATCGAGCCTGTAGGTGTAGATCGTGATGCCCATTTGATCGAGGGCTTCCGTGATCGAGATCAGGCGCGGGGTCATTTTGTCCAGTTGGTCCATTGGTCTCTCCATGGCAAAGCACGCCAACGGCGGGGATCGCCGGGCGGTAGGTTTCGTGATGTTGGGGGGACTGAAACGCAAAACGCCCGGTAAAATCCGGGCGCAAATTTCTGCAATATCCATTTGTTAGCATTGGCGTGGCACGACTGTCCAGCGGGGAAGTCACTAAAATGGGGTGAAAATCAGGTGAAACCGCTTAACCCATTGTTTTAAAACAGATAATAGTTGCAATCAATAACGATTTGACCTACACCCGATTCGGGTTCTGCATTGCCCATCTCCAAGTCCCGCCCCGGCGCTGTTTCCTCGTAGCGCCGGGGTTTTGGTTTTCAAATCACCGCCGGGTCGAACGTCAGCTTTTCAAACGCCTTCTCCAGCGCCGCCGCTTTGGCCTCCAGCGCGAACCCGCGCCCGTACAAGCTCCGGTCGATCTTGTGGCCCATCAACTCCCGGCGCATTTCATCACCGATGTCGGCGTCCTTCAGCAAATCCTCAAACATATGGCGCATCGAGTAAAGGGTATGCTCCGGCGTCTCCCGCAAACCGTTCTCTGCGAGGTACTTGTTCACGGTGGCAGAGAAGCCGCTTTCCTTATCCAGATAACGCGGGAAGCCCTCAGCGTTGCCAGCGGCAACATGGGCGCGCATCGCGGCAAGCGCCAAGCCTGTCAGCGGAACGTCTCGCTCCGACTGTGCAGTTTTCAGTTCTCGGTCCGCCCGGTCCCTGATCTGGACATGCGGCACGGTCACATCCAACTTGATGTTCGCGGCGGTAAGGTTCAACACCTCACTTGGACGGCAACCGGTTCCCATGATGATCAGCAAGGCCCGCCTCGCCTCAGCATTCAAGTTCGCCAGCTTGCCGCCGTGCAACATGTTGGCACGGACGAACTCCGGCGTGAAACCAATGCGGCGCTTTTCATGTCGCGGCCCCTTGAACGATAGCCGGTCAAACGGATTGCGCCTGTCAAAATCCCCGGCCCTCTTGAAGTGCCAGCGCAACAGTCCGCGCAAATTGTCGAGGCAGCGGTTCGCGATTGAATGACCTACCTCGCCGCGCCCCATGCGGCGCTTGAAATGGTCAAAGAACTTGAGCGCGTCGTCGCGGTCAATGTCATCAAGGGCCAAATCGCCGACAACCCGAATGAAGACCTCGGCGGCGAGCCGCTTAGGGTTCGCGCTCCGCGTTTGCTGCCCCTCCGATTTGCTCCTCCAGTCATTTGCCATGAGGTCGGCGATCTGGTTTTCAATCGCCTCGCTGACCTTGATCGCCGGGCGCGGAACGTCCGCCGCAAGCGCGTCCTGCACCGCCGCGCTCTCAGCAACATTTACCCCCGCGCGGGTGGCCTCCAGCGGTCGGCGCATGATCTCAGGCATGGTGACGATAGAGCCGCCGGGTCCAAAATATTTTGGATCATTGAAATCGGCCCGCATTTCGTCGGCCGTCATGCGCCGGAAGCCAAGCGCGGAATTGAGGCGGATCGCCGCATCGTATCGATCCCGCGCGGTTGCCGCGTCGATCCCCGCGCGCAAAGCGTCCCATAAATCGTCATCGGCCTGCTCGCGCACATCGCGCAACAGGCGGGCGGTATGGACGGATTTTGTCTTCAACGACAATCGGACCATGGGCGCTCGGCTGTCCAGATGGTGCAGGCCCGTGGGCACGCCCCGCACATAGTGGAAGCGATTGCCACGTTTCAACAAATGCCGATCCTCGCCCTTCATGCCCTGCCCTCCAATTGCCTATTGCGCATTTTTTTACACAATTTTCTGACGAGGGCAATATGGCGCAATCACCGCCAAGGCGTTGAATTTGCTATTGTTTAACGATTACAATGGGATAGCGGGCAAAAAAATACCCGCCGGAGCGGGCGTATATGGAGCGGGTAGAGGGAATCGAACCCTCGTATTCAGCTTGGAAGGCTGCTGCTCTACCATTGAGCTATACCCGCATTCATGACCCGCCGGCGGTGGTGGAGGGAGTTGGATTTGAACCAACGTAGGCGAAGCCAACGGATTTACAGTCCGTCCCCTTTAACCACTCGGGCATCCCTCCAGACCAGCCGCCAGGGTCATGCATCCAAGATGGACAACCCGAAACGATCGGGCTTCGCGGGCCGGTGATCGGTTAAATCACCGGCTCCGCGGTCGGCGTTATGACGGCGCATGGTTCCCGTGTCAACAAGCTTGGCCACAAAAACAACCAGTTCCGGCGAGCTTGCCGAGAAGGCTCCGCAGGCCCGGCTTGCTCCGCGCGCCAAGCCTGCC